CCCTGTGTGCCTTGGCAGTCTCAGCCTCTCTATGGGCAGTCGGTGATCTGAAAAGCAGCTGAAGGCACAACTCGGCGAGCTGGAGCAGGAGTTTGCACGCATCCCTGCCAGCACTGCCGCCGCATCCCGCGACACTGTTGGCGGAGTAGTCATTAAAAGCGAAGCGCTGAAGCAGTTCTCCGCTCACGTCGAAGGCAACCGTCGCATCAGCATTCCTGTTCATGCAGCACTGCTCAGCACCGGTGTGCCAGCTGGTGTGGTGGAGCCGCAACGCCTTCCTGGCATTGATGTGGCGCCAAAGCAGCGTCTGTTTATCCGCGACCTCATTGCGCCTGGCCGCACCACGTCGCCCGCGATCTTTTGGGTTCAGCAAACCGGGTTCACCAACGCCGCCAGGGTTGTGGCTGAGGGCACTCAGAAGCCTTACAGCGACATCCAGTTCGGGACCAAGATCACACCGGTCAGCACCATCGCGCATATGTTCAAGTCGTCGAAGCAGATTCTGGATGACTTTGCACAACTGCAATCGACCATCGATACCGAAATGCGCTACGGCCTGAAGTATGCCGAAGAGCAGGAAATTCTGTTCGGTGACGGCACCGGCGTGCATCTGCATGGCATCGTGCCGCAGGCATCGGCCTTCGATCCTGCATTCACCGTTGAAAATCAGTCCGGCATCGATGATCTGCGCCTGGCCATGCTTCAAGCTCAGCTTGCACGCCTGCCAGCATCCGGTCACGTCTTGCACTTCATCGACTGGGCGAAGATCGAGCTCACCAAAGACTCTCTGGGCCGCTACATCCTGGCTAACCCTCTGGGCCTGGCTGGTCCGTTGCTGTGGGGCCTGCCGGTGGTGGCAACCGAGATTGCAGCGTTCCAAGGCAAGTTTCTTACCGGTGCGTTCCAGACTGGCGCGCAGCTCTTCGACCGCGAAGACGCCAACGTGGTGATCTCCACCGAGAACGCTGACGACTTCGAAAAGAACATGATCTCTATCCGTTGCGAAGAGCGTGTGGCGTTGGCCGTGAAGAGACCTGAAGCGTTCATCTACGGTCCGTTCAGCGCTCCGACAACTCCTTAACCCTTAACGGGCCGCCATTGTGGCGGCCCAGCGGAGCGTGCCATGAAAATGAAAACGATCAAGCCGCTTTATTTGGGCGGAAAAACTCTGGTTGAGGGCTCGCTGTTTGTCACAGATGAACAGCACGGTCGCCAGCTTCTGCAAAAAACTACGCCGTGGAGTGCGATGACGACGGTGAGCTCCTGGTGGACCTGACTGAACAGGATGGCTCACCCGATCCGCTGACCAGCGACAAGGCAGCAGGCAAACCGGGCGGCAAGAAGAAAGGCGCCTGACATGACAGTCATCCCGATTGAAGTAGCAATGCAGCACTTGCGGGCCGAAAGCGAGGATCAGAGCTATGTCGCGCTGGTGTTGGAGGCTGCCGAAGACAGCGCGGCTCGGTTTTTGAACCGCCGCTTCTACGCCGATGCGGATTCACTTGCTTCCGGTGTGCTGGCTGGAGACGCCGGTGCTGATCCGATCCTGATCAATCCGTCTATCCGGGCCGCCTGCCTGCTCATCGCTGGCAAGCTTTACAACTCGCGAGAGGATGCGGTCACGGGCGTATCTGTCACCGAGCTTCCTTCAGGCTCCCAGTCGCTATTGATGCCATACCGCGTCAGTTTGGGGGTTTAGATGAGAGCTGGCGATCTGCGTCACCGCATCACCCTTCAGCGCCCCGAGTACACACAGGACGATATTACAGGGGAAATGACCCCTTCATGGGTTGAGGTCGCGAAGATCTGGGCCAGCGTTGAACCGGTTTCGGTTAACCAGTTCGTTTCTGCCGCTACAAACCAGTCGGAGGTATCTGCCCGCATCGTCATCCGGTACCGCAAAGGTATCGACCCGACCATGCGAATCCTTCACCGCGACAAGATCTACAACATCGAGGGCATTCTGGCTGACAAGGTCAGCGGCCTGGAGTATCTGACGCTGCCCTGCAGCGAAGGGGTGAACGATGGCTGACGGCGTGGAGTTCAGCATCACCGGTTTAGATTCCTTGCTCGGCAAGCTTGAGGCGGTGACATACGACCTCAGACGCAAAGGTGGGCGCTCTGCGTTGCGCAAGGCTGCGCAGTTGGTTGCCAACAAAGCAAAGGAGGGCGCCGAGAAGCTGGACGACACGGCGACCGGCAGGTCTATCGCCAAGAACATCGCGCTTCGGTGGAATGGGCGGCTGTTCAAGCAAACCGGCAGCCTAGGTTTTCGAGTCGGTGTGTTGCATGGCGCTGTGCTTCCCAAGACAGGTTCCGCGCCCGACCTATCAGCCAATGGCCCCACACCTCATTGGAGGCTTTGGGAGTTTGGGACTGTAAAAATGCAGGGCTCACCTTTTATGCGCAAAGCCCTCGCCGACAACATCAGCGCGGCCACTGACACATTCGTCACCGAGTACGAGAAAGCAATCGACCGCGCCCTGAAGCGTGCAGCCAGAAAGGCATCTCAATGAAGTATCCGCCAATCTTTCAAGTTGCTGCTGCTGACTCTGGCGTCACGGCGCTACTGGGCACCAACCCGACGCGGCTCTATTTGTTCGGCATGGCCCCCGACACGCCTGCGGGCACATATTGCGTGTGGCAGGTGGTCAACGGCTCTCCGGAAAGCTTCTTGGCTGGCCGACCCGATGCAGAAGCCTACGGCCTTCAGGTGGATGTTTACGCGGCCACCGCCGCCGCAGCCCGGGCCGCTGGTCACGCCATTGAATATGCCATCGAGCTGAGCGCCACGATTACTAGCTACAACGGTGAAACCAAGGACGCGGAGACAGGCCTGTATCGATACAGCTTCGACGTGGACTGGATCGTCCGCCGATAACCAAGCCCCAAACCCCAGCCCGCGATGAGCGGGTATTTTTTTGTCCGCAGGAGACACCTATGTCCATTCTCACCCAGGGCACGCAGGTCTTTGCCCTTGTTCCACCGCTGTCCGGCACCGGCCCCTATACCGTCATGGAGGTGGAGTGTGCCACCAGCTTTGACCCAGGCGGCGCTCCAGCTGACCAAATTGAAGATACTTGCCTGAGCGCCAAGGAGCGCAGCTACAAGAAGGGCTTGCGCACCCCTGGCCAGGCTTCCCTGGGCTTGAATGCTGACCCCAACAACGCCAGCCATATTCGCCTGCACCAGCTCTCCGAGGCTGACGGCGATACCAGTATTAAGTGGGCGGTGGGCTGGTCTGATGGTACGGCGCTGCCAACGCTTGAAACTGACGGTGATGATTTTGAATTGCCGGCCACGCGCACCTGGTTCGTGTTCGAAGGTTACGTATCGGACTTCCCGTTCTCGTTCGCGGCAAACACCGTTGTGACCACTACGGCAACCATTCAGCGTTCGGGCGGTTCCGCCTGGATCAAGAAAACCACATAAGGGCGAAACATGAACCTGACTGAACTGAAAGCTGTCGGCGGTCTCGTCGGCGGCGCCATGGTAAAAAAGGCGGTTGTGTGGAAACACGAAGACGCCAAGGGCAAACCTGTGACTAACAAGTTCTCGATTTTTGTAATGCCGCAGTCCTTCGGCATGATCGAAAAGCTCTTCTCTGCCAATGAGCCAGAAGAGAGCCGTAACGCCAAGTACATATCCACTTGCGTGACGCTCGGCGAAAACGGCGAAGAGGCAATTTCCTACGAGGACGCCTACCGCCTGAACCCTGGCCTGGGCTGGGCAATTCTTGCCGCAGTGCATGAGGTCAATAACACCGGTGCCGACCGCACAAAAAACTAACGGCCGCCGATGAGTTCTGGCATGAGCTGGTGCTGAACGGAGTCGGCGGGCGAACAGTGGCAGAGGCCAAGGCCAATATCAGTTATCCCGAGGCCATGGCCTGGGCTGCTTACAGAAACAAACATGGTTCCTTCAACTTGGCGAATCGATCCGAGCAGATGGGCGCGATCATTGCGCTGCAGGTGAATCGGCTGGGCGGCGGCACCGCAGAGTTGATCGACTTCATGCCTCACCAAGAAAAAGCAGGGGTATCGCTCGAGACGGCAATGGCCGAATGGGCATGACCTGCGCATCCACAGGAAATAGCCCATGGCTACTCGTTCACTCGGCACGCTGACGCTGGACCTGATTGCGCGCATCGGTGGTTTCGAGCAAGGCATGGACAAAGCCGGCCGCCTCACCGAAAAGCGCATGAAGGAGATGGAGGCCCGTGCCGAGGCCGCCGGCAAGAAGATCGGTGGCGCACTTGCAACCGTGGTGACCGCCACCCTGGGTGTGGGTACCGCCTCGCTGGTGATGCTTAAAAACACTGCGGCGGCGACCACCGAGACCGACCGGTGGGCCAAGTCCCTCGGTATCGGGACGACCGTTTTGCAGCAGTGGCAGTATGCTGCCGAGCGCGCCGGACTCAGTGGCGACAAGATGGCCGACATCTTCAAGGATATCGGCGACAAGATCGGCGACGCTGTGATCACCGGCGGCGGGGAGGCCATAGAAGGCCTCAAAAAGCTGGGATTGGGCGCCGAAGAATTGGCTCGAATGTCTCCGGACAAGCAGTTGTTGGCAATCGCTGACGGTCTTAAAAAGGTTGCAACCCAGTCCGAGAAAATCAACATTCTGGAAAGCCTCGGCAACGACCTTTCTAGAATGCTGCCCTTGCTCGATAAAGGGGGCGAGAGTCTGCGCAAGTACCTGGCCCAGGCCAAGGACTTTGGGATCGCGATGGATCCTGCGCAGATCGCGAATTTGGTGCGCGCAAACGAAATCATCCAAGACCTGCAGTTCCAAGTCGAAGGGTTGCGCAACGAGTTCGTGTCCGGGCTCGCAAACGTTGATATGGGGCCCCTGCAAACTCGCTCGACGGCTTGCGCGATATCGTTAAGGATCCAGCGTTCCAGCAGGGCATGGCAGACTTGGCCGCGCTGGTTGTGAAGTTGACCGGCGCTGCCGCAAGCGGCTTGGCACAACTGCCCAACGACTTGCGCGCAATGGCCAATGATCTGAAGCAGGTCACATCCTTTTTCTCTACCGACAGGAAAACACGGCATCTTGCAGGGGTGTCGGATGAGGAAGCCACCAACCGCTCATTGGACGCTTATAACAAGTCACAGGGCGCGCTCAACAAGTTCGCCACCAACCCAACGCTATTCGTTGGCGACCTGTTCGGGCAGGACCTTGGGGCCGCCAAGAAAGCATCGGATGAACGCCTGGCTAGTTATAAGGCCTATAGCGATCTGCGCGGCTGGGGCGATCAGAAACTGGTTGAGGGAAACAAGCAGGTTGAGCAGCAAGAGCAAAAAGTCGCCGCAGCATTTACTGGAACCACCGCCGCGTCACTGAAACTGCTCGACTCATATGATCGCCTGAACAAATTGCAGGAGGACCGTGCCGAGCTCGTTGCAGCAATGGCCAAAGATCCCGCAAACGCTGACCGCTACAGGCGAGCAATTGAGGCGATTGATAAGCAGGTAGCTCAACTCAACGGTACCACCAAAGCCACCACGGAGGCCCAGAGCAAACTCAAGGCCCAGATCAAAGAGGCCGCCACGGCTTTTGATCAACTCCGTCAGACCTATGATCCGGTAAATGCTGCGGCGCACGAATTCAGCAAGCAGACCGGACAGATCGCACTGCTGGAGAAAAACGGAAAAATCTCCAAAGAGCAGTACGGTAAAGCCACCGCTTGGTTGGCTAGCCAATTCAACGAGGCGGTTAACGCAGCCACCGGGCTTTCCCAGGCGATGCAGTTCCAGGCTGACCTGGAGCGGCAGCTCAATAATCAGAGGGAGCAGTACGCGGCGCAGGCGGCAGCCGTCGGCATGGGTAGTAAGGAATCAGATCGATATCTCGAGCGTCTGGAGCTGGAACGCCAGACGAACGACAAGGTGTTGTCGCTTAGAACAGAACTTGCGACTGCCACGACCGATACCCAGCGAAAGGCGCTACAGGATCAAATCGACCTCACTAACGCCTACCTTCCCAAGCAGATAGCGGCAATGCAAGAAGGTTGGGCACAGATGGATTCTGCGCAAAGCGACTGGTCGAACGGCGCAAAGAGCGCCTGGCAGGATTATCTGGATAGCGCCAAAGATGTTGCTGGCCAGACGAAAAGCATGTTCAGCAACGCGTTCAGCTCCATGGAGGATTCGCTGGTGAACTTCGCGATCACCGGTAAGGCTTCGTTTGCTGACTTCACCAAATCCATTCTTGCCGATATGGCGCGCATCGCTACCCGACAGGCAAGTTCGGCTCTGCTGGGCAGTCTGGTCGGAGCCGCCGCCAGTTACTTCGGAGGTGCTGCCGCTGGCGGCAATGGGCTTGCTGCCGGGTCTGCTGGTGCTACGTCCTCCAACCTGGGTGCGTCCGCTGGTGGTTACTCCGGCAGCTACTTTCCGCAAGCCAAGGGCGGTGCGTGGTCGGGCGGTGTGCAGATGTTCGCAAACGGGGGAGCATTCACGAACTCTATCGCCACGGGCCCAACACTGGCACCTATGGCGTTGTTCGGCGAGGCCGGTCCAGAGGCAATTATGCCTCTGACCAGGACGTCGAGCGGTGCTCTTGGTGTGAGGGCTGTCGGTGGGAGCTCTGGCGCTATGGGCGCTCCTGCCCAGATAAACGTGACTGTGACTGTCGCAAGTGATGGGACTACCAGTTCTACAGCGGACGACCCGGCATATCAGCAGTTCGGGAAGGATCTCGGTGATTTTGTTGACCAGCGTTACCGCCAGCTGATTCGCAAGGATCTGGGGCAGGGCGGCAGCATTAAAAGAGCAATCAGTGGGTAATCAACTATGGCGCTTGAAAGGTTCACCTGGTGCCCGAGGACTGACCCGCAGGGCCAAGCAAAATTCCGGGTCCGCACCAAAGGCTTTGGTGATGGATACGCGCAATCGGTAAGCGATGGCATCAACAACAAATCGCAGTCCTGGCCGCTCACGTTTCTCGGTGATGGCGTTCGCACGAAGCAGATAATGGACTTCATCGACGCCCATAAGGGAGCCAGAGGCTTTTTGTGGACGCCGCCGCTTGGCGAGC